AAATTAAAAGTATTCACGATTTAATTTAAAAATCAGATTAACATATGTTAGTAGCAAGTTACGTTAACGTAAAACCTGAAGTTGCATCAAATAGAACCTATGAGGATTTCTATAAACTGTTAGGTACAAGACCAAAGATGATGGGAGTTATGGCTCGAATGACACCGAATAATACGGCAACATTCTTAACAGAAGCCTTAATGAACGTGTATTATAATCAAAAAAATGCAAATAAATTTCAACCAATTAATTCACTTCAAGTTGAGTGGGAAATTGATGTAGAATTTATTAAACGAGTTGAATTTGCAGCAGCTCCAACTGGTGATGGTTCTGGTGGTTCAGATATTATCATGTACTTTAAAGAAAGGTATTATGAAAAATTTGATACTGTAAAAATTGATGGCTCACGTCAACAGTTTATCGTCAAAACTACACCGCAAAGAAAAGCAGATAACTTCTGAGAATATACTTGTCAATTAATTGATAGTGATTTTTCAGCAGTACTTGATGCTACTTATTGTCAAGTAGGTGGAACCACTAGATTCCTTTCAAATATTATGCCAGAATATAGTGAGGAAGGTTATACCAAATATCAGAGTAAACGAATATTGCTCCTTGTAGCCTAAAGCTACTCGAACTAAGTTTTTTAATTGCTGGAACGCTAAATACTATAATGCTTTTAGTATATGCCAATCAGCAGCGAAGCTTTGGATTGCACAAACATTTTTATGAAGTGCCAAAGAACGTTCAACGACTATCTCGGAAGAGAGTACACTTTAATTAGTGGAAAGAAAAACTAACTTTAATAAAAGTATAAAATGAAATACATTGTTTATCAAACAACAAACATAAAAAATAATAAGATATATATAGGTGTTCATAAAACAGATATAGATACATTTGATGGTTACATCGGATGTGGGATTATAATAACTAGTCCATCTTCATATATGAATCCTACAACTCCTTTACAATATGCTGTAAAGAAATATGGAACTTCTAATTTTAAACGATCTACTTTAGCTACATTTGATTTAGTTGAAGATGCATTTAAATTAGAGCATCAGTTAGTAAATCAAGAATTTATTCAGAGAAAAGATACCTATAATGCAAAATTAGGAGGTACAGGTGGTAGTTCATACTCTGTTAAAATAAATCAATTTGATTTAAATGGTACATTATTAAAACAATGGTCTTCTATTATAGAAGCATCTAGTTTTTATTGTATATCAGATACAGCAATACATAATGCAAATAAATTTAAAGGTAGCTGCAAACAATTTTTTTGGTCAATAGATTTAGAAATTGATATAAAAAAATATACTAATAGTACTGGACAAACTTGTTATAAATATAATGAGGATGGAAAGTACATTGAAACTTATAATTCATTAGTAGAAGCAGTTAAAGATAATAATGATACTTTACAATCTATACAAAGATCAGTAAAAGGTGGATATAAATCGAAAGGATTTTATTATTCTACTGAATTACATGAAATTTTTAGTGGATTTCCAAAAATATCATTAAGGAATAAATCTATTTATATATATAATTTAAATGGAGATTTTATTATAACTTTAAATTCTGGAGGTGAAATTTGTAACTTCTTTAATATAAAGTCAACTGGTTCTATAACAACAGCTATTAGAACTAATAGACAATATAAAGATTACCAGATTTCTTTAGAATATAAAGAAAAATTAGAACCCTTTATAGATAAAAGGAATGTTAAAAAAACAGTTCAACAATTTAATCTAGTAGGTGATTTAATTCAAGAGTTTGATAGTATTACATTAGCTTGTTCTAAATTTGGAACAGGTGTACAAAAAGTCTTAAGAGGACAACAACAACAATGTAAAGGTTTTATATTTAAATATAAGAGTTAATAATATAGTCTGATCTTATAGGAAACTATAAGTTAACATTAATGAATATTGAAAAGCATAGAAATTATCTTACAGAACATAGGAACGATATAGGTTTTTCATCTCGTTATGCACAAATGCAAGATCAATTTATTAAGATTGCACAAGGTGAGGGAGCTGGTGAATTAAAAGAAAAAATATTTAAGTTAAATAAAATGGAAAAAGACCTTTTAGATAACTTTAATACAAGTAAAAATAACGCATTATTGTGGCAAAAAACTACAATGGATCTTAATGGTAAATCTACCTGTTTAACAGAAGATGGTCGTCCATTAATAGCCGGTGATGGTTTAATTCCACAAATTGAAAGATTTGCTTCTAAATTTAAATTTGCTAAACTTAACATTAATGTAATTAACACAGTAATGGGTCAAATGAATGATAAAGCTGCTAATGCAACTGGTAATCATTATACATTTGTTGTAAATGACAGATTATGGAATCAAATTAATTCTACTTTAGGCGATTGGTTAAAATTATGGAACTCAACGCCAACTGTGTTGTATTCTAAAGCAACTCAATCAATGGTTAAAGTTGAAAATCCTATTAAAGTAGGTGGAACATTTGTTTCTTATGAAATTTCTGGCAACACAGTATCTTTTATAGTGGACCGTGCTTTATCTAAAGAATATGATAAAAAAGCTTATGGAATTTGCCTTGATATGACTCCTGATATGTCTACTAATGAGCCAGCTGTTGCAGCTTTCACATTAGAAGGTGCAGAATTCGTAACAAGTAAATATCCAGGAGTTGGTGGAATAGATGGTATCACAAGTGGTATAGTAAGTTCTCCAGTTGCAGGATCTAAATTAATCGTTACTGGTTACTCAGCAATTGTAGCTTTTGCTCCTTGGAAGAGTTTTATCATTGAGGAAGTTTAGGATATATTTTAGATAGATAAATCAAATAGAAGAGATAATTAAAACTATCTCTTCTATTTTAGATAAGTAACAAATAGATTAAAAGAAAAAATACAAATATATGATATATGAATAATGAAATAATTCTTAGGAGTGTTTATGGTAAAGTTAATCAAATTTATTTTATTCAACCTTGTCCAAATCCTAAAACAGGTAGACTACCAGATTGTGTAAAAATGGTAAAAGGTAATCCTGGAAATACAGAGATGATTTTATCAGAAGATGATATTGATCAAATGAGTAAAGGTTTAAAACATTTTGTACCTGCTGATATGGTTTTCGAAATTGTTGATGGTACACATTTTGATTTAGATGATATTGTCGATAAAGCAAATTGGGAAGCAATTGAATATTGCAATTGGATTGCTAAAGATAGATATGAACGTGATGCAGCTGGTAATCTAGTTATAGATGGTGGAGCTAAACGTTACGGTATGGCTGATTTATATGTTGAAAGACCAGGAGAAATTACTAAAATAAGAGTTGATAAAAAGATTCTTGTATTTAGAGCTATGCAATACATTCACGAAGATTCTGAATCTGAACGAATTAAAAAATGTAGAGTTCTTGGTAGAAACTTAAATAATGCAATGCCTGCTGATATTCTTGATTTCTTAATTGAAAAAGCTGAAAAAACACCTAAAAAAATTATTGAGTTATATGAAGGTGAAGATTGGAAAATGCAATTATTCTTACTTGATGCAATTGATAGAGGAGTAATTAGAAAATCTGATGGAATCTATAAATATGATGATAAGATGTTAGGTGGATCAATGGAAGCTACTGTTACATTCTTAAGAGATATTAGATTTAAGAAATTATTAGATTCAATTAAACGTGAAACATATCCTAACTTGTTAACCAAACAAGAAATTCAAGGAATAAAAGATGATTTCACTAAAGATATACCTTATTTTGAAGAAGCTGAAAAAGAGGAAGCTCCATCTAAAGTAGAAACAAAGAAGGCTACAGTAAAGAAATAGTTTATAAATTAAAACAATATAAATAGTGTCCACGAGCAGACAAATTTTTGAGGCATCTCTCATTGAACTAAATAAGGTACAAGCTCCAAGCTTACTCCTTGAAGATTATAACTACTTTATAAATAAAGCCGTTAATCAATATATTAATAAGGTCTATAATGGTTATGAAATAGACCAACAAAGATCAGATGATTTGAGGGTGCTAAAAGGTACGGCTGTTTTAACACCTAATTTACAAACAAGTTATCCTACAGTTTCAGGTAGCCCATTAGTTTCTAATTCAAAATTATTTGGAGCTACTTATGAAACTTACCTCCCAGATGATTACTTACATGTTTTAAATTGTATAGCAGAATATACAGTTAATAAACAATTTAAATGTTATGATGCAGGATCTACTGTTCACTTTGGTGTCAGTAGATTAACATCTGATATGTTTTCACAGATAATCAATAATTATTATATGCGTCCTTCTTATAAGAAGCCATATTATTTTATTGATAATGTAAATATAAGTAATACTTTTCCAACAGTTGCTAATTTTGTAGATATAAATCATAACACAATAACTTATAGTTTAACTCCTACTTCAACTGTAATTGCAAATAATAGTACTATTATAATTAATGGTGTTACTTTTACTTTTAAAACAACCTTAACTATTCCTGCTGTTGCAAATGAAATACTAATTGCACCTACCCCACCAATTTATGTTCCTTACACAGCTACTCAGTTAACAATGGAGAATTTGTATAGTAGTTTATTAGGTTCAGATAATCCATTATTAACTTCTGGTAGATATGATATTACTCATAGTGGATCTTCTCCATTTGTAATTTCTATAAATACTATTGGAGAATGGGTAATTACAGTACCAACAGGTACTCCTGAACCTATAACTTTAACTTCAGTTATTAATGGTGATACAGGAATTGAAAGACAAGAACCACTTAGATATGGAAATAAATCTAAAGTTAGAATGGAGATACGTTATGGTAAAGATAATACG